GTTCTTGGAGAGAAGTGCATAGTTCAAATAGGGGATAATTTCGAGATCGAAAACACCACTCCTATAGCTAGGCATGTAACACTGGGAATTAATCATAAAGAATTTTTCAGAGTAATAGGTCTTCCCAACTGAAGGGGTGAGACCGACGAAGTCTGCCAGATACTCCCACCTGGACTTAGCGCCAGGGGTATAAATATTCAAGCAGTCATCACCATTAACTACAAAGGGTAGCTTGGTCCAATGGAGTTTGGATAACCTTCTCTCCGCAGAAATCCTCCGTTCCTCTTCTTCACTTATATCAGCCCAACTTCGTTGGTCAGGTGACTGTGATAGAGGGTCTAGGTAGGAATTATCCGCGGGGGAGTTGGCCTCGCGAAAGGAAAGTGCACACAGCGCAGCATTCAAAATGCAAAGTATAGGAAACGAGACGGGAGATCCCATGCTCTGACCATTTACTTGATTTTGAATGTCAACCCCGAAAACCTCGGAGTAGACAATTTTGTGCGCTACAAGACACTTAACACCGATTCGCCGGAGCCAGTTCGGGAAACCCGCAAGGGAAGAGATCCGGTCCCAAATGAACTTCGACCAAAACAATTTAAAATTATCAGTGGCACTCGCGTAATCTCCGCTATGATACTTCCATCCCTTCATGAGGTCTGGCATACTCTTTTCCAATGCATCAATCTTTTTAAGGATTGCACCGCGAAGGAATTGGGTTGTGACAGGCTCTTTTATAAGGGCGAAGGTGTCAAAGCGGGCTAGGGAATTCCACAAATAACTTTGGGTTTGTAAAAGGTAAAAGTACTCTTCGGCCGGACCCATCATAATGGGTCGAACTTTCAAAGGCTCCAGGATAAAGGCTGGTTTTGCGAGGATCTCGTCCTTGAGCTCGAAGCATGGGGAAAAGGTTTTCACCTTCTCCTCCATGACTCCGATTCTAGGATGATAGTCCATACGTAACTCTTCGTCAATAAACTGAAATCCGTTCAAGAGCTGAGCAGCCATGGAGCTGCTCTGAGCGGATGACTTCCCAACTTTCCCGTTTGTACAGGCGTTTAGGGAAGGAAATTTTGCCGTTTTAGGGAAGGAAAACGGATGGGAACCGAAAACATCAGAACAAATCTTATTAATTTCTTTTTCAAGGGCTTGGACGGCTAACGGATCAGTCTTCACTGACTGGACACGGTAGCCGGACTTGTTCTGAGTGAGGGCAGCTTTATGAGTCTTTTGTGAGGCTGCCCTCATTCGCTCACTCACCTGCGGAGAACCCTTCTTAGCATAAAGAAGGTCTTGAGCGCGTGAAAGACCCGACCGACGTCGATGTTCACTCTTAGAGTGGACTCGTTGGAACGTGGCGACTATCACCGAACGTACGAAAACTCGTATCTTCGGAGGTAGATAGCCGTAAGGGGTCTTTATCGCATCTGGACAGACTGGGAGATCTTGTCCGGTTGAGAGGGAGAAGAGTGCCGCGTAAAGGTACTTTAGCGACTTCTCGATCGACGGGACACCCAGTCCGAGCCAGTGCTCAAGGAGGGAGTTAATGGACTTTTCTTTGTTCCTGTTAAACCCGAAGGATACCGTAAGGACCTTCAGGAAATGTTTAGCATGGGATAGGAAGAGATCGCGACTATCCTTTTCCGCAGCCCCTCCCGTTTTAGACGGGAGGCTTTCTAGTTCCTCATCTTTAATTGTAATGATGGGGGGAGCTTCCTCCCCTTCAAGTGCATGTAAAATTTGGGACATTTTCATTAGTTTCGCTTGCAATCACGTAAGCACGTAGTTTG